TGTTGAGACAATAGTTATTTTGTACAAAAACAGATGGAAAAAATTAAGTGGGAGCGGTAAATCTGATATTACAAAAGAAGAATTTATGGAATGGACAAATGGAGTTTGGACCTTTCCAGGAGAGAGCAAAAAGAGAGTTGGACATCCCGCCCCTTTCCCTGTAGAACTCCCGAAAAGATGTATTAAACTTTTCAGTTTTGTTGGAGACACTGTTTTAGATCCATTTTTAGGGAGCGGTAGTACTTTAGTTGCCTGTGCTTTGCTGAATAGGAAAGGTATAGGGGTAGACATAGACGAAACTTATTGTGATTTGGCTAAAAAACGGCTCATAAACGAAGCTAAGATTAATCAAATAAAATTATTTCAACCAGCCGATTCTCAGGAAAGTTAAAAAAACTATGGCATATCAGGGTACGTTAGACGTCAGAGGAGAAAATTTTTTAAAAAATTTAAAAAAAATTTAAAAAAATACTTGACAAACATAATTAAATTTCTTATATTAATAGTAGGATGAAGATAAAAAAAGAAAGAAAGGAGAAAGAAATGAGAGAAAAGGAAAAAGCTTTGAAGGTTTTGGCGAAAAAAGTTGAAAAAGATTGGGGACTAAAAGTTGAAGTCACATCGTTTGAATGGGACGATTCAACGTGCGTGGTTAAGATTTTTTCGCCGAATGGTCGAACAATCGTCGAGTTAAGATATGCTTGGAAGGATGTTTACGGCGAATGGAAATGGTATCTTGTGAAGGTGGAAGAAAATTTGTATGAATTTTTGAGAGATTTTAGGATTGTGGAGGAGTTGTGAGAGTGAGTAAGATAAGTCACCGCTCGAATAATAGTGATGGAAAAGCATCGCGCAATACGTGGCGGGGGTTAAAACAGGCACGTGACTGGGATCCGCTCGCAAGCGAGAAGTGGAGCAAGCTCCTCGGATCTACCCCCGTCATGTTCACTAAGCGGTTTCGCAGAGTGCAGTATCATTTACAGGATGAGATAAACGCTATGATAAAGAAGATCGAAGAAGGAATTCCGAAGTCTCTTAGAATAGATGGCGTAAAGGGTGTGATTGTCGAATCTAGGAGAGGGTGGAGCTATCCGAAGGTCAAAGAGTTTTCGGTTCCTTTAGCGGCCTATGAGAGAGGTTATGATTTTTTCATTTACTATACTGCGCACGAGATGGCGCATATCTATGCTAATACTCCGGCGCACAATGAAGAATTTTATGAATGGTTTAGAGTATTGTGTCCCGAAGAGTTTCAGAAGTACGAATTTAATTATATAAAAAGAAGTAAAAAGTTTTTGACTAAAGGAGAATAGAGGAGGCGCAGATGAAAAGAGAAGAAATTCAAAGAATTATTGACAGGTTGGTGTCTTCTCAAATGTATGATACAGTCCAGCCACAGGAACGTGAGGATCTTATCAATGAAGCGTGGTTGGCAGTTTTGGAGGCCATGGAAAACCAACAGCTGGCACCGTATCAGGTGTGGGGCTTGGTCAGACATCGCTTAATTGCGTACAAGCATCGTATGCGCGCTGCAGTTTCGATTCCGTTAAATTCATGGCACGCGTCGCAGTATGAAGGACGGGAAAAGAAACCGAGGAATGTCAATTATGTTCCACTCGAAGTTAAGGAGGAGATTTTATCGAAAGGAGAAGAGAAGAAGGATTTTTATTTACTTTTCGAGAGAGTGAAAGATAAGTTGGATTTCGTGGATCGGATTGTTCTTCAGGTTTTGATAGAAGGCGGTACTCCAACTGACGCTTGGCGGAAACTTGAGGGGATGCCGTATAAGAATTTGAAACGCAGAGTTTTTTCGGCAAAAGAGAGAATTAGAAAGGTTTGGAAGAAGGAGGTCGAAGGTAAGGATGACTGAACAAGTCGTAATAAAATGTCCGATTTGCGGAGACCATCCAACACACAATCATTGTTATATTTATTTGGATAGAGGCCGTTTCAATTGTTTTTATTGTGATTCGCACGGATGGTTGTCATGGTTGGTAAAAAGGTATCCGTTCGTGAAGCAAGAGATAGGATTGAGAGAATTAGAGGCTTTTTGTAGGGATGAGCGGCACGCTGAGGAAGGCTGGTATTTTGTAAGTGTTTATCATAATAAATCTGTCACAGCGTCAAAGATAAAAAGTTATTTAAAGAATCGCGGATTGACAGAGGAAGAGATAAGAGAGTTTCGGGTTTTAATGTCCAATCGAGATCTGCGTAATTATGCCGTTTTTCCTCACAATCGAGGAGCCGATTATTTTTGGGCAGCAAGAAGGATTTTCAAAGGCGGTCTCAAATGGCGTTTTCCGAGAAAAGGGATGACTAAGTTTTCGAAAACGCAGGTTGTGTGGGGTTTGGAGAGAATAATTAACGCGAGGGAAAAAACGATTTGGATAACTGAAGGTATTTTTGATGCAATTGCGACGTCAGGAGTGGCGATTTTTGGAAAACATCCTTCGCCGATTCAGATCCAACAAATACTAAAAACTTATCCGGAGGAAATCGTTATAGCGTTCGATGTGGATGCTAAGTTGCAGGCAGAAAGGATCCAAAGGAGATTGCGAGGGTTGGTCAAGACGACTATTCGGTTACCAGAAAAGTATTCTGATTATGGCGAATATTTGAAATGCGGATTGCGAAGAAAGTTTGGAGAATCTGAGTTTAGGGAGGCACGATGATTAAAGCGGTTAAAGAGAATGTATGGACCACGGTTGAAAAGTTTTATTTTCCGGAAGAGGAAGATAAACTACGCAAGGCTTTAACGTTTAAGGTTTCTAATTATCAGTTTACTAAATCTTTTAAGAATCAAATGTGGGATGGTTATTATTCGTTCTACAACGTTTATTCGAAAAGGTTTTTGACGGGTCTTTTTCTCGCTTTTCCAGAGGAGTTGAGCAGGTTGTTCATCACGGTTGACATTAGAAAGAGACCATTCACCATTGGTGGAGATCCAATTCTTAGAGGGATAAAGCTTAGAGACTATCAGGAGCAGGCCATAATGGAGGCATATAAGGAGGAGCGGTGTGTCATTACAGCCCCTTGTAATGCCGGGAAGACAATTATAGCGATAGGAATCATTAAGTTGTTGCGGCCAGTTAGGGTTTTGTGGCTGACCCATAGAGCTAATCTTATGACGCAAACCACGGAAAGATTAAGAGATTGTTTAAGAGAGGAGATCGGCCTGATTCATGGCGATACGTTTGAGATCAAGCGGGTTACGGTTGGGATGGTACCGACTATTTATTGGAGATTGAATTCTAAAAACAAGGCTGTCCGTAGGCGCATGAGAAGTTTCTTAGCCAATCACGTGGATGGTCTTGTGATAGATGAGTGTCATCATTCATCAGGATTCAGCTGGCGGTTGGTCGCCAAAGCGTGTAATGCTTATTACAGAATAGGACTTTCAGCAACTCCGTTTCTTCGAGGCGAGATTCAAAATATGTGGTTGCTCGGACTGACAGGAAAAGAAATTAAGACCGTTACTAACAAAGATTTAATTAATAGAGGCATATCCGCCAGACCGAGAATTATTCGGCTAAATAATACGCTGTATCTTTCTCGAAGACCAGCTAGGTTTAGAACGGCGTACAGGAAGGGGATCGAGGACAACGAGGAAAGAAATAAGGTTATCGCAGGGTTGATAAAGAAACACGTAGCGGTTCAGGAGTCGGTGTTATGTTTAACAAATACTATTCGGCACGCTGAGAATATAATGGCTCTTACGGATGGGACAGCAGTTTTTCTTGCAGGTTATCAGAGTGTCGAGTATAGAGATGCAGTATTGAGACAGTTCGAAAGAGGCAAAGTTAAAGCAATAGTAGCCACTCCTCTTTTCGATGAAGGTATAGATGTTCCTATCTGTAAAGTGTTGATCCTCGCTGGTGGAGGCAAGTCACACTTAAAACTTCTTCAGCGAGTAGGTAGGGTACTGAGAAGAAATCCGTCAGGACAGCAGGATGTGGTTGTTTACGATTTCGCAGATAAGGGTGATAAGTATTTAGAAAACCATTCTTTACATCGGTTGAAGCTATATCGAAGTGAAGGTTTCGATATAGTGACAATAGATTATAAGTTCAAGGAGGTGAGTTAGATGCAATTGGAAGGATTTAAGTTTTTATCGTCAGAGGAGCGTAGAAAACGAACGACTCCTCTAAATCGAGAACCGTTGGCTACGTTAAGTGCAGGAGGATATTTGATTTTTAATGTTTCAGCGTCGCAGTTTCTAGAAGGTTACGAAGCCGCTCTGGTTGGTTATAATCCGAAAGATAATATTCTGGCCGTAGTTCCAAAAAAGATCCATGATAAGAAATTAGGATCGCTTCGACTTTCTCGGATGGGTCCCAATCGAACTAGCAGAGCGTTTTCGTTTAAAGCGTTCTCTCGGTCATGGAATATTCCGACAGATGGTTCTTCTTATCCGGTCCGCTGGAACGAGGAAAGAAGGGTGCTGTTCATCGATTTGAATTTACCGCGTCCAAAATAAGGTGACGAAGTAACACGTAGTGTAGTGGTTCTTCTCTTTAATAATAAATAATAAAGAGATAAAAAAGAGATAGATGGATAGAAAAGAGTTCTTCAGGGTAAATAAGATTCTTAATCTTTACCAGCAGGCAGTGAGGAAAAAGCTAAACACTAATTTCTGGAAGCTGAAAGGTTCATCAACCGATAAACGCTACATCAGTTTTTGCAAAAGAATTTTGAAGTTGGCAAAAGAAAGACAGATAGATGTGGAAGATTATATAAATCTTACAGTTTCAAGCTGGACACCATCTAAGCGCGGCGGAAAGTTTCCGTACTTAAATTATTTGGCATCTCCAGCAGGATTCGACAGTTACGAATTAAAACGGCAACGTGTAAAACGGCGCTTTCTAACGGCAGATAAAGAAGCGGTCAAAGCTAAGAGTCCGCAGAATTTCGAACGACCGTTTATAGGCGCTTTCTATTCCGGGTTCAGGTTGTTGTCACAGATGGAGATTTTGAGTTTCGAACGTTCGGATGTAGAATTGTTTTCTTTCTTTTTAGCGTTCTCAGATATTTTCTCGCCGGAGTTTTTCGTGACTCATTCTAGGTTTAAAAGGTTCGTCGGTTCAGCTCCAAATACCCTGGCAGCTAGAGATCTGAGAGATGCCGTTTTAAGTTATACTAAGGAAGCAAGGAGTAAGTTAGAGGATTCTTTCTATTCCATTTATCTTTCGCAGTCGAGAAAGAAAGTCGAAAATCGCGAACGTGTCATTCTAACAAAAATGTTTGGCAAGTTTGGAAAAAGAGCAGATCGTATCTTTAATCTTTTAATTTGAAAAGGAGTGTTAATGTTATCACAACCAGCAATACCATCGGATTTGCAGGTTGAGGCACTGGGTTATCTGGTTCAGGACGCAGCGGTTATGGCAAGGTTTCATTCGGTTATAGTGGAGGAGGTCTTCGAAAATCCTGTCCATAGGGTTATTTACTCGATCGCAAGAAGATTCTTTCTAAAATTCAATCGCTGCCCGTCAAGACGGGTGTTGGAGAAAGAACTCGAAGGCTGGCTCCGAGAACGAGCAGATAAACAGTTAGCACCCGTTGAGTTTTTTTGGCGCGAGGTTTCCAAAGTGTATTCCGTCACGACCAACGAAAGAAGTTATTTGACGGAACGGTTAATGGGGTTCATCGTCCGTCACCGATTGGCAAGATTGGCCGATTCGGCTCTCGTCCAAGCACGGGCGGACTCACTCGATCTGGACGTTATAACACGCGAAGTTCGTTCGCTCTATAACGTGATGGGCGGCGTGTTCGAGGAGAAAAAGGAGTATCTTCTCAAAGATGCAGAGTCTAGATCCAGAGAAAATCCAGCGATGGATAAGATTCCTACCGGGCTTCCCACGTTGGATTCTTATCTGGGTGGTGGTCTGGGACCCGGAGAATTGGGAGTGGTCATGGCCCCGACAGGCAGAGGTAAATCGTTCTTTCTTTCTTTTGTCGGAGCGAATGCGTTGCGCGTAAGAAAACGGGTTCTACATTTCACGCTGGAACTGTCGAAAGATAAGGTGCTTGCACGATACGAGTCTTACCAGACAAAGATTCGTAAGTCCGAGCTTTTCACTCATTCCTCTAGAGTGGAAAGAGTTCTAAAACGTATGCGCAGATTGGTCCAGCCGGCGGATGTTTTGGTGGTGGAGTTTCCCACAAAGAGTTTAACGATAGATCAGATGCGAGCGGTGATCCTGCAGGTCTCGGTATCGGAAGATTTTTCACCCGATATGGTCGTCGTTGATTATGCCGATCTTCTTAAACCGGTGAAGGGTGTGGATATGGGCGATAGGAAACATGAAATCTTAACATCGCTTTACGAAAGGTTGAGAGGGTTGGCGCAGGAGCTTAAAGTTCCGATCTGGACGGGTTCACAGACAACACGGGTGTCGCTCTCAAAAGAAACGGTAACGATAGCAGATATTTCAGAGAGTTTTGGCAAAGCCATGGTTGCGGACGTGATTATCGCTCTTTGCTCTACAAGAGACGAAATGGAGAAGTCGTGCGGCAGGTTTTTCATAGATAAGAATCGCGACAATCGCGGCCATGTGATTATACCGTATGAATACGATTTCGACACCGCCGCTTTTCGAGAGATAGAAGGCGCCAAGGACGTTTCAGTCGTGGAGGTGGATTACTCTTCACCGGAGGAATATGATGACGATATACCCTTTTAGTTGTGAAAATTTCACAAAAGTGACAATTAGATACATGAAAGGAGATTAAATGGATCCGAAGAAAGGAGGATGTAAAGGATGTGCTTATAGCGGTAAGACGGTCGTTCCTCCGTCCGGCGATATCAAAAAAGCCAAGCTGGTTATCGTCGGTCAGTCACCCGGAGAGGTAGAGGTGGAACAGGGCAAACCTTTTGTGGGACCGTCTGGTCGGATGCTTTGGAGAGAGCTAGAACGCGTCGGCATTAAGCGCGAAGATTGTTATGTTACGAATCTGGTAAAGTGTAAGCCGCCGTCTCTTCCAACCGGCGGAGATGAACCACCTCCGGTAACGGTTAGACGTCACTGCCAGAAGCAGTTCGAGGAAGAGTGGGCGGCGATAAAGGGTAAGGTGGTGCTTCTTCTCGGATCAAATGTCGTTCGGCACTTTACAGGCAAGGCTCTTTCAAGAGTGAGAGGACGGCCATCCCGCGACGAGAAGGGAAATACTTATTTTCCGACATGGCATCCAGCCTATATAGTTCGCTCATCCAGCGTGGTTCATCTTTGGAGAAATGATTTGCGGGCGTTGGTGAATCTGCTCGATCGTCCGGTCGGGCATAAGAGGGTCAAATATTCTCTAGTCGCGACACCCACGGAAGTTGCCGAGCTTTGTGAACAGTTAAAGAATGTGGATTTTGCGTTCGATTTCGAAACGACGACGCTTGAACCAGAGGCAGCGGAGGCGAGGATTTTATGCGTTGCGTTTTCTGATGGGCAGAATACGTGGGTGGTTGATTGGGACGCTTTGGGATCTTCAATCGACGAGGATATGAAAAACCTGTTCGAGTCAGACGCGGGCAAAATCGTTCAGAACGCCACGTTCGAAGCCACGTGGTTAAAGATGAAAAAGAATATTAATCTTCGCAACGTCGTGTTCGATCCCGCGATGGCGCAGTATCTTTTGGATGAAGGGATAGGAGTTTCGGTTTCGTTGAAGCATCTTGTTTGGCGTTATTTTCCGGAGTATGGCGGCTACGAGGAGGAGATAGATATAAACGAAATAGCGACCGAGAAAAAAGATAAGCTGTTCGAATATAATGCCGCCGACGCTTATCTGACTTTTAAGTTGCGCGAGGCGCTGGATCCGCAGTTAAAAGAAAAGGGTATGGCGTATCTTTATTACGATGTAATGCTACCCGCGGTTTATCCGGTGACGGAAATGCAGGCAAGTGGTATTCAGCTTGATGTGGATGCTCTTATGCGAAAGAAAGAGGAGATAGAGAAGCGGATGGCAGAGGTGGAACAGGAAATTCTTAATCATCCAGACGCCAAGAAAGTTGAAGGCTTTTCTATAACGTCCACTCCGTCGCATCGTAAGCTGTTTTATGATGTGATGAAATTCAAACCAAAACGTTATACGCCGAATGGAGCTCCGCAGCTTACGAAAAATGAGCTGGCAGAGTTCGCCGACGCAGGCGTCGAGATAGCGCAGAAAATTTTGGAGTATAGGTCGCTTCGAAAGACGTTAAAAACTTATATTGAGAATTTTCTCAAGCGCATGACACCCGAAGGTCGGCTTCATACATCTTACAATATGGTGGTAGCGAAAGCGGGTAGAATAACCTCAGGCAATCCGAATCTGAATAATGTGCCTAAACCCCTCAGAGAATTGTTCGTCTCTAGGTTTTCAGATGGGTATCTGTGTCATATGGATTTTAAGCAGATAGAGATGCGAGTTATGGCGTTCGAGTCGCAGGATCCCGGACTTATTCGGGTTTTTCGCTCAGGTAGAGATCCACATGCGGAGGTGGCCGCAGAGATCCTCGGCATTCCGCTCGAGGAAGTCACCTCAGAGCAGCGGCAGATGTCAAAGGCGATAAATTTTGGTCTTTTTTACGGCTTGACGGTTCCGTCGCTGGCCGATCGATTGGGCATTTCGGTCGAAGAAGCACAGAGTTTCGTTGATAGATATTTTGAGCGGTATAAGGGAGTTAAGATCTGGCAGAAAAAGCAGATTAAAAAGGCAGAGCGCGGAGAGATAATTGTAAATATGTTCGGCAGACGTCGTAATATTTCGCAGTTTCATGGGACGGATCGCGAACATCGCGCGTTCAATTTTCCAATCCAATGCCTTCCGTTAGAAACGAGAGTGTTGACAGAGGATCTGAGATGGGTTCCGGTTGGAGATATTTCTGTCGGAGACACTCTGATAGGATTTGACGAGTTCGGAGGAACATTGGATATGAAATTTAGAGAGTGGAGAAGGGCAACTGTTACTCAGGCGGAGGTGAAGAGGCTTCCTGTTTATGAGATTTGTTTGGATAACGGGGACAGGATCGAAGCGACAGGCGATCATCGATGGTTAGCGTATTTGGGATTTAAGCCGAGAAATAGGTTTCGTTGGTTAAGAACTGATCGCATGAAGCCGGGTCATGTTCTACCCCATTTTTTTGATGTTTGGACAGAGGATTGTTCCAGAGAGGCGGGGTATCTGGCGGGCGTGTTCGATGCGGATGGGTGTTTAGCGCAACACGACGCATCGCATCGTCATACCAATACTATTCAGTTCACCCAGCAGAAAAACGTTGTGTGGGATACCGTGTGTAGGTTGCTGGCAGAAAAAGGGTTTGATTTCGGTTTTAATGAGTGCGATATGACGGAAGAGCGAGGTTATCGTTGGATGCAGGGAAGGATAAGAGGCGGCACTCTTGCTACGATGCGGTTTTTGGGGAAGATAAGACCAAAGAGATTGTTGGAGAAGTTCGATATTTCAATCGTAGGGCGGTTTGTAAACTATGGCCAGAGATTGGCACGGGTAAAAAGCGTTCGATTGATTGGAGTAAAGGAAGTCATGGCGATAGAGACTTCAACCCGCACTTTTTTCGCCGAAGGCTACGGCTCGCATAATTCAGGAGCCGCCGATATTCATATGTACACGATGGGCGTAATCTGGGAAGTAATGCGGAAATGTGAATTAAAGTCGGTTTTGGTCGCCTCGGTGATAGATGCACTTATGGCAGATTGTCCGACACTCGAGGAAGCGCAGAAGGTCGAGAAGATTATGAAATCTGTCGTGGCGTCTCTGCCGCGAACGTTTAAATTCATGAAAGCACCGATGGCGATTGATACGAAGATCGCTAAGAACTGGAAGGAGGCATCCGAATGAAGAGACAAGGGATCAACGATATAGTTGAGAAACCTGAGAGAGGAGGATTAAGGTGAAGAGGCATTCAAAAGATAGGATTTTTTATGTCGAGGCAATGATAAAAGATTTTGAAAAAATTTATGAAAAAAGGATTTTTATTATTTTGGCTAAGAATGAGGCCGACGCTCTCGCACTTTTAGAAGATTACGATGAAGAGGCAAGTAATATAGGAATACTAGTTAATTTAGGACAATGGAAAGGCAGACTTGGAATAAAAAAGAGATTAGAGAATGATGGTATAGTTGAAATAAAACTGAGTGAGGAGGATTGAGATGGCAGAAGAAAAACTTTGCCCCCTCTATAGCAATCGTTCGTTTGATCTGTGTAAAAAAGAGTCTTGTGGATTTTGGATAGACGATTGGAAAATTTGCGCTATCGTGGGGCTAGTTAGGGAACTTAATGAAATAAGGCTTCTTCTCGAAGTCATGGCGGGCG